CTTTCAACCAAGTAAACAGATTTCTTATCGGACGCTCCTGATCGAATGTCCCATCCTGGGGGATTCGCTCCAGCAGACCGAAGATCGCTTTATGAAGGCGATCCAAGATCCACTGTGTCCAGGGGTCGACCATGGCGAACACCCGGACCTTACCGGCTGGTTCCGGTTTGAACCCAAGTTTCCCGAGCCAATTTGTTGCTTCGAACGGACACGAAGGTCCGCCCGAGGATAAGGGAAGAGAATCTTCCCAAACCCACAACTCCTTGGCCCAGGATTCTATCCGGTTCAGTACCCACTGATTACCAGTCATCTTACACCAATTTTGCAAAATTGGATAAAGGGGACTGTGTAACCACGTGAATGCTGAACTTAGAATAGATGCAGGGGACGTGCTCTGGGCTCCGCCCGGAACACTGCCTCCCCGCACCGCGGGTCCAGACTTAGAAATCAGGAACGGTTTGGCCCGGAGTCCCTTCATAAACTCAAGGGGACCCTCACCCTCCTCAGACCACAATGCATCAGTCACTGTTCCATTCTCATGGAAGAGTCTCTTAAGCACATGGATGAGGTGGTTGAATACGAATTGACTAAATTCGTAAGTCATAGAGGGGTCGCCTCCGTATTCTTTGGAGATTGTGGATATTTTCACTTTTCCTGGGAAGTCTATAATTCGGTAAAGACCGAACATAGTTGCCCAGAATCGGATAGTCCATACACAACCAGATCGAATACGAGCTCTATGTAGAGCGGGAATCAAAGAAGGGATCCCACCATGCGTTCGACCGACCCGGGCCCCGAAAGGCGTCAGGTCGTGTAGCCGTTGGCCACCCGCCACCTGTTGGAGCATGGAGGAACAAGCCTTGAGATAAATCACAAGGTACTTGAGCCCCCCATGTTTATACAACCGATGGTAGGTTGCTAACGTAGTGATTACCACTTTGACAACTGAAAGGTTAACTCTCCGTCCCAGAAGTGATACACATCCAAGGACGTGTACCACCGCTGGACGCCCAAGTTTTACCTTGAGCATGGCACTAAGAGACGCATAAGAGTCTAGCAGTCGAGAATACGCACGACCAAGCGTTCGCTTGATGTTTGTGTTTATTGTCACTGTTAAAACTAATACGCTACCCTTAGACTTCGGTTTCCTCTGAAGAGGGCCGCAGCCAGCCTTGGAAGGCTTTGGTGAGTAAAACCAATCAGGCTTCACTTGGCTAATCAGCACCACCGAGTTTGACCCCGGGACCTGACTACGCACAGTGACCCCCGATCGCATCCATAACTGCCGATACCGGCTGGACTAATCAGTCTTCCCCTCCGAAGAGAGGTAACCGCCTCCAGATCACCATCGGTCGTACGTTACCCCGTTTTGGGACTTAGACCAAACCGTCTAACAGACGGTCCGGCATAAGCCGTACTTGGACTATTCACCCCAGCCTGGGCATGCGACCGAGAGCCACCACTTGGATTAGGGTTCACCTTAAACGGTTGGATCCTACCTCGAGCATGGCTACGGTTTCTAAGCGTAGTGGTAGCTCTTTGGGATTACGGATCTCCGTACTTCCATGTAGCTGCTTCCCATTTCGGAGGAGAGGAAGGTCTGAGCTTTAGAACACTCATACCCGTCTACTAGACGGAACCTCCCCCACCACCTATCTCCCTCAGTGGATCGACCTCCAAGAGACCTGCCGTAGCGCAAGGTCAAGAGCGTCTTTCCCCT